AAGAAGATTGACCGAGCTGTAGCAAAAGAACGTACCAACATACTACGTAGGCTCTACATATCTGCACGCTCTGGTGATAGTGAAGGCGTCAGGGATGCCGTAGAACGCCTGAGAAGATTTAATAGTAGACATGCCAACGCCGCCATAACAGCGGATTCGGTGAAGCGTTCTATGAAGAGCCACCAGAAGACCAGTGCAGAGATGCACCACGGCATTACGCTCAACAAGAACATGCGCGCCACGCTACAAGCAGAGGCTCGTGACTTCGACAAGAACGTATCTATCTGGGATTAAAAAAGCCCCCCTGCCGAAGCAGAGGGGCAATCAACCAAGGAGAACAGACAGCGGGGAGGAAAAGCTGTCTAACCCCTATATATCACGCTATTCGCCAAATGCGAATACCTAATTTTTTACTTTCTATAACTACCTTTAATATAACGTCGTAATCTAACTTTTTAGTTATCCGTTTTGCCTGTTCCAACGCTACCGTAGTGTTAATGCACGGCACAAACATGGATGTCCCTGGGCTCAATGCTTCCCAATCTAATACGACACGTAACCCGTCAGGGTTTAAGTCATTCGTCCGTATTACCCGCTGCACCATTGAGAGCCTCTATAGAGCAATCGACCACTAATACTTGGGCCGGAGGTAGCTGCATGTGCGTACCCTTACTAAGCCGCATCTTTATCTTCTTAGCGTTCATCTGGTTGGTTAGATCTTGTAGAAACGAACCATAGTTTATCTGTTGATCCACACACCAATCCCGAAGCGGTTTAGGTAGTAGGTATGCGCGCTTTAGGTCTGTTTCATATCGTGCGACTAGCTTACCCCGTGGCAGCGCTTCCGGTACAATCAATGAATCCAACGCGCCACCCTGCCCTTTACGTAGATCGTCCGTGCTTTTAATCCATAATACGTTATTCCAATGTTCGTTTATGTAATCATTGAGAATATCCTGCACGCTCAATGACATATCAGACACAGTGTTTTGGTTTAGCTTAATCATCCAGATAGCGAAATTAAATATCTTCTGGATATCATAGTCATGGAACCCGAGTTTCTTTGCCAATATAAGTCCGGCCAAGGTGTAGGATACATGAGCGGTCCAGAACCTATTTTGACTGGTTAGTCCCGCCTTCGCTATGACTTTCTCTTTTATACTATCGGCAAGGGCTCGGATGGTTTCCCTATTTTTGATTACATACTGCACATATAGAGGACCAGCATGTCCGTAGTTCTCCATCACAGAAGCTAGAAACGCTTCCTGTGCCATAGTATCAGCGGATTTATGGAATAATGTGTCTACCTTTACCTCCATTATTCGCTGCGCCTCTGCTTTCGGCATGGCTTTATATGCGGATACTTTTTCTATAACGCTCATGTTACCCGTTGTTACAGAGAGAAACTTCCACGGATCACCCCTGTACCGTTCGGTATTAGAACTACCAGCCAGACGCCCTTTCTGCTTACCACTGCTCATCGAGTAAGCTAATTGACTAACCTCGTAGGGCTTCATCTCCGTTATCTCGTCAACGTAGAATGGTAAGTTATGGTATACTTCGGCACGGTGCAGTCTGAAGTTAAGTGTAGTATTTTGATCCATAACTATTGCGTCAGGGTCTCCCCACAATGACGCTCCTACATACATAGCCGTGGTCTTACCAATACCTGACTCCTTACTGTGTAGGTTGAGAGTGGCACAGTGGAAGGAAGAGTCTTGCATGAGGATAGCACCAAATGCGGTGCCGACTACGTATTGGTGTAGTTCAAACCCATCCCGATTGTAGAAATCCATATTCTTACGCCACTGCTCCATAGTCCCCTTGGGTTCAAAAATAGGGAACATCGATAGCGTCTGGGAGGACGGCGGGTTGAAATTTATATCGTTCTCTAAGATATGTTGGTTGCCTAACACAAAGGAATTGAAACCATCACCAACCCAACCAAACTGTTTGTGTGCGTCGTCTGCTTTATCGTTAGCCTGCAATTCATTCACCCAATCTAATGTGTATTTCATAAGTTCATCCACTCTAAGTAGAGCAACACCGTGCATGGACATCTGTTTACGGAACTCCTCTTTAGAAGTTACCGCTGTAAGAGGGATAGTGAACTCTCGAACACCATCCTTTGGTAGATGCAGCCTCATAAGTATAGATTCACCGATCTCAGGATCTCGGATACGCTGCACCACATATAAGTCGTTATGGTATACAGGCACTTCATCTACCGTGCCATCTGGTTGCGTGCGGCGTACATAAACCCCACCGTTAGCGCCTCGGAAGTAAGGCGTCGGATACTTCGGTATAGTGTAAGTTTTTATGGGGTTGTTAGGGAGCGTGGCCGAGGGTGCTTCTACTACAACGTCCTCATCGGATTCACGGATGCTCTGCCCTAACGATATCGGTGATTTAATCTTACCCCAGTGTGGGCACCCCGTGCAGATACCAGGCGAATACTCATCAAATGTAGCGCAACGATATGGACCCTTAATGAGATCCATCTTCTTAATTGTTTCGATTGGCGTGTATTCTGGATGCTTACTGGATATCATCTCCGCAGCTTTGGACCCATCTTCACAGAACTTCGCAATAGATAGCCCCGCACGCCACATCGGCTCGGATACTTCGGCCTGATTTTTGATAATGTTACTAAGCTGCGCGCACCCAACGTGCCGTCTGGTCTTATCTAGTATAGCCTTGAACGAACTCATCTTGTTACCAAGGAGCGTGTTCATTACAGCGTTGGCTTCCGCAGGTATAAACTTCTTAGGGGGCGCCATAAAGTCTGCGCCGAGAGCGTTGGAGAACTCTTCCAAACTAACAGGGTCCGGCAGATCCATACCGAAACCATAGACCCGTAGGGGCGGATCCTCTTTATGGTTATGAGTGTTAGGTACGCGAAGCACCCGAGCAGCGTCAGCGGTTACGGCAGGGTCTGCTAACAACTTATGGGTAACGCAACAAGCCTTGAGCTTCTCAGCGACCTGTATCCAATCATCGTACACAATGGCCTCATCCAGAAACCAATAGGCGTGTACGCCACGACCCGAGTTAATTAACTGTGGGCGAGGTAAATTTGTAGTTACACAGAAACTTTTTAGGGCATCAATAGCTTCGGATTGGTTAGGGTAATCTTTGCTAGGACCACAATCTAAGTCCAAGAAGAACGATTGTAACTTCTTTACGTTATCAACTTTACGTGAGCCTTCTTCCTCAAATGTAGCAAGGGCAAAGTAAACATCATAACCATCAGAATTTAAGAATTGTGCTGCATCTAACAGAGACCCTACTGAATCAAAGAAACGCTGTACGCGCTTATTCTCTGCGCCCTTTGCAGCAAACAGACAGTAGTAACCGTCTGGGGCCAGTGCTCTATCCAAGAATGTCCTTGGTTCCATACGATCCTCCCGAGGACCCGTAGCTGCCCTCTCCCAAAGACAGCCACGGGGAGTAATGGGCTTAGGTTAGTCGTCCCAAGCGTTCACTATAGCATCTAACTCGGGGTCCGTATCCTCTACTGGAGCGGCTTTTTTTGCAACCCGTTTTGGTTCAGCGGGTGGTTCATCTTCCACCTCATCTTCATCCTCAAAGACTGATGCTGCTTTCTTAGGCGCAGCTTTCTTAGGCGCTGGCTCTGGGGCTGAGTTAGGGAGCTCCCTAACATCTTTTGGTGTACCCACACTCATCTTCGTAGCCCGCTCGGTGTCTGGATGCTCTAGCATCTTAGCCACTTGGTGCAATTCGCTCTCTTCCAACGGACGCACAGGCTTAAAGAAAAGTTTTGGACCCGCGCTATCGTCGTCGAAATACATCTCAGTAACGACAGCAATAGGTGGTGTATCATGGGCATTTAAGAACCGTGCGTATGCCTGCATTGGCATCTTACCGTCCTTACCTTCACCGAACACGCTCGTTGCGGGGAGTTGTAACTGGTATATTTTATCTAGTTGGCCTTCCAGAACTACGGCTACACGTTGTTGGAACCGGCACGCGCGGCTATCACCCTGTCCTGACCCCTTAATATTCATGGTACAATCCATGCACCGTGGGGCCATACGTTGCTCTTCCGGCACGTCTGGTGAGGGAGAAGTAGTATCTGCCGACCAACAATGAGGTGCGGCTGGCTTATCGGGAGAGTATGACCCTTCGTAATACATACGGGATAGTGGAGCAGCCTGTATGATAACAATATTCATGCTGTTAGACTTACTAACACGCATCTCCTCGCTACCAACTACCTCACGGAACCGTTTACCGCGAATACTGATGCGGCGCATACCACCACCGTTAGTCGTACCTAACAGGTTATTAGTTACACCCTGTAGTTTCTTGAACAGGTCAGTGGATACGAGGGAGTTACCCTCAAAGATAGACAATTCAGACATTTGTAGTTCTCCTAGAAGTCTTCGTCTAAGTTGTTTTTAGGTGTGTTATCTACGAGTTCCTCTGCTGGAACATCGTTATTCGGCTCGTCCTCCTCGGGTTTGGCTCCGTGCAGAGACTGCAGGACCGCGCCCATATTGAACCGATATGTAGTACCTACGCGAATGTAAGCCTGCGTGCCAATGTGGCCTGCTTTAACCCAACTACGCACTGTAGGTAGCGAGATATGCAGCTTACGTGCAACCTCGTCTATGGTTACGTACTCATCACTCATCACTTTCTCCTAACTGATATGATGTATTCGGACTCGACGTTGAGCCCTGGTGGTAACAGATCAGGGTTTTCCTCAAGGAACCCACGGACTACGCCTTGATTAAGGCGCTTCTCATAAAACTCTGGAACTCCATGCTCCATAATGAATTTGTTCATGGACTCCCAATCGCTCGTCCAGTACCGTTTCTTCTGTGTGCGGTAGAATAGACCAGCCTCTGTACGAACACTGTCGATGTCGTTTTCCTTACAGAAACCCAACAGGTGCAGTTTGATTTTGTCCTGTTGCGCCTTCAGTGCATCGTCCTCTTTAGTGAACTCAGCCATAAGTTCGCGGCGTTTGTCCCGTATCTTGATATAAGCACTCGTCAGCTTACCAAGACGTGACTCATCCTCCATATCACGTTCTCCTATTTTATTTTAGTTTGCTAAATTTAGTTGTATATTACGCCTTAGTCAAGCAATTCGTTATATAAGTCTATTATTTTTGTGTGTACGTCTATTCTGTCGTCAAGCAGTCTATAAACGTGATGCTCGACGGGGGATCCATGTAGCTGCACAACGGTGCATTTGTTCTTCTGTCCCGACCTATGAACACGAGCGTTAGCTTGCGCGTAGGTTTCTAATGAGCTTGTAGGCGCCCACCATACAACTGTGTCAGCAGCCGTTAACGTAACACCGTGTGATGCAGCGGCGGGCTGTATGACAAGAACTCGTGGGTTATCCTGTTCTTGAAAGCGCTTAAAGATGTCAGTACGCTTTGATGCAGGCACGTCACCCTGAATGATCTCGTTAGTTACACCATCAGCCGCTAACTTCTCAGACAGTATTTTGATGGTATGTTTGAAGGGTACGAACACTAGGGCTTTACCGCTTGTCTCCTGTATGGCTTCCATCAGGACGCGGTATCTGTTCTTAATATCAAACGCTAGTGCGTCACCAGTATCGGTGTAGACTGCCCCTGCGGATATTTGCAGTAACTTGTTCATGTTAACCGCAGCGTTAACGGCGGTAACTTCTTCACCCGCAGCCTGCATGACCATACGGTCTCTAAGTTCTTTGTAGTACTTCTTTTGCTGTAAGGTCAGCTCAACCTTACGTTTGGTATAGACCATCTCCGGTAGATCGAGACACTCTTCTTTAGTAAAGCGAATAGCTGGCCGCAACGCATTGAATACCGTCTCGGTGGCGGAGTCCTTCACGCCCCATTTGAACCGTGTAATCTTATACATAACTTGATCGCGGAACGACCCAAAGAACCTCGGCACCCCCATGGGGTTAACCAATTTGGCAATGCCGTAGGCATCCAGAGGGCTCTGTGCGGCAGGCGTACCCGTCATCATCCAGAGCCATGTGTTTTCACCCACTAATTTATTTAGGGCCTTCCACCGTTTGGTCTGTGCGTTCTTATAGTGTGTGGCCTCATCGACAATGATTAGATCAAAACCCCCTGCCGCAATGTCATCTGCTACGATCTCTACTCCGTCGTAATTTATTATGACGTAATCAGCGCCACCGTTAATTATCTTACGTCGTTTATCTGGAGACCCATACGCCACGTCCACAGATCGGTGCATGGCAAATGTAAACAAGTCTGCACGCCACGCGGAATCCATAATAGATAACGGACATATAACTAGGACACGTTTGACTGCGCCCTTTTTCATAAGAAAATCCGACGCCCAGATAGCACTGGCTGTCTTACCCGTACCCTGCTCATTAAAGCAGAATGCCTTACGGTGCTTTGTTAGGAACGCAGCCGTGGTCTTTTGATGTGCGAAAGGCTTATGTGATCCAGGCCAATCATACTGCCCCGATATAGGTGATGGCACGTCAATGTTTAGGCTCTTCAGTGTGAGAGCTTCTTCAACTCCCCACTTCACCACTACCTGATTTTCGCCCACAACCTTACTATTCGATAGAATATTTGTAACCCTGTTCGGGTTTTTAAGGTTCAGTAGCAGCGCCTTATTATTGACGACCTGCATGATGTTCTCCTTTGGTATATCATTTCTTCCCACGTATATGCTTTGCAATCAAAGTCCGAACTATACCCGCAACCTCCAAACCACGGGCATCGGCTTCCGCTTTCAGAATGTCATAAGTTTTATCTGTAAGAAAAAGACGTACTTGCGTACGTTTAGTCCGTTTAAGTTCTCGCCATATAGTTGTGCTAACCACTCTTTTCGTTGTGTCTAAAGTCTCAGCAATCTCTTCTAAGGAGTGCCCAGCTTCGGCCATTTCTACGGCCTGCTCTGTTCGCTCTGACATATTATTTCTTTTTCCCCTTGCTTAATGCGCCACCAGCGGCGCGGTTTCGGCTTCGGCTCTGTATGCCATAACCATCTTTATTAGTCCCCCCACGAGACAATGGCTTCTTGTGCGCGATATCTTTACCTTCACGCCTATCAGCTACACCATTATGGTTAACATCTTTACCTGTCTTATCCATCGCACGCCGTGCGCGCTGCCGCTCCATGCGATCTGCATGTTCACCACGGGCCTTCTGTTGTGCGTATTCTTTCTTGTAGGGTCTAGGTTTATTTGTGTAAGGCATCAGCTTCTCCCATTGTGAGGACATTCCAAAACTGCACAGTGCTGTCGGCACAGGCCACTAGGCCGTGGGTTCCATGTGTTGGTCTCCAAAGCCTTCTCCATTTTAGCGTAATCCGCTAACCATTTCTTCCATAAAATGGGGGCCGCTGTAGCTTGATAACTATCCTTAACAAGAGCTCTTGCTATAACAAATAATAGTCCAGCATTGACCTTCTTAATATCAGGGAAGTGTTTGAATGTGGCTAACGCCATCAACTCCAACTGACCCTTGTCGGCGTACTTGGCCGACTTACCCGTCTTGTAGTCTATGACCCACGCAGTATCTGCTAAAACGTCAATTATTATTAAGTCTGCGATACCTCTAAACCATACATTCTCGTCAAAGAACCCGCACGGCTCTAGGTTTGCTGTAAGTCCTAACTTGTACTCACATAACTTAACACCACGCTTATTCTTCAGGCTTTCTAAGGCCTTCTCTGCAAACTTAAACTTCTCAGGGATAGGTTCATCGTTCTTGATGTAATTCTCAGCGACAGAATGAAACAAAGTTCCGTATAGCATCGCCTCGGTCTCACGCTCTTCATAGTCCTTTGCAATCTTCATATGGTAGAATTGCTTCGGACATTGCTCAAAGGCTTTGATCTTGCTGAAAGACCAAGGTGACACGCTATAAGTCATTTATGCGCCTTCTTCCTCGTTGTCGTCATTGTCAGCATCCGCTAAGGCTTCCACCGCTAGCTTTGCTGCATGATGGAACCCAGTACGATACCCCTGTTGGAAGAACCGCTTTGGATACTCTCCATAATCCCTATTCATTTGCTGAACTTCAGCTAACTCATCGGGGGAGTTATCCGCAATATAGTTCATTAACTTAATCCATTCATCATGGATATTTCGTTCAACATCAAAGGTATCAGTCATTCACAATCTCCATAGGATTTACCTATCCCAGCTTCGCAATCTACGGGTAGTCCGTAGGCCCAGTCTGGTACTTCACGCATACAACTTTCGACATATGCCTTGGCTTTCTCGGCATCGGCATCGGGGACGCAGCAAACAATAGAGTCATGAACAGTTAGAACCACGCGATAACGCTTGGATACTTCTAACATTTGTTCACCAATGATGCACCGTGCTAATGCTTGGCATACGTTCTCAATGACCTTACCCCCATAGATGCGGGTTCGGCCTCGTCGGGTTCTGTAGTTGTATTCGTAACCCTGATCGGTTTGATCTGCACGTAGGTCATCATACCTTAACAACAAACCAGAAGGTAATCGAAGGGACGACTCATCTGGTACTGCTTCGATCAGCCCACCTACTCCAAGCGATACAGCATCGCCACGTTGGAGATTCTCAATGGTGTTCTGTGCATCACGCCATAACCTGTTAATCTGATAGTTGGCGTCACGGTAGATATTGATGACACGTCGGGCCTCGTCGAGATCCATGTCAAACCCGAAAGTCTTTAATTGCTCTTGGAAGCGCACGGCTCCCATGCCATAGCCTGCGCCAAGGATTGTTGTCTTGCCAACAAAGCGTTGGTCTTTATCGACGTCCTCCTCGGCCACACCATAGATGCGGCTAGCCATCTGCTTGTAAACGTCTTCTTTGTTAGTGAACGCACTAACAAGATCGTCTTGCTCTGCCAACCAAGCCAGTACTCTAGCTTCAATCTGTGACGAGTCAGCTTCCACAATGGAATAACCATCGGGCGCAACAATGCTACGCTTCAACGTCTTACCATTGGGACCACGCGAAGGAAGGTTCTGTAAGTTAATCTTATCATCCCCACCCCAACGCCCAGTATGTGCGGCGTAGTATCGAACGGGAACAGGTAACAGTCCTCGCTTGGCTATATCTATAAAGCGTTGCGTCCTAGTTTCTTCTAGTGTGCTTTTAACACCGAGCCTTGCTGATACCGCAGCCTGCACCCTAGCATCTTCATGTTCTGCCAGAGCTTTGAAAGCGTCGTCAGATTTAGCAAACGCATACGTCTCCTTACCTGTAGTCGGGCTAACCTTCATCGGGGGTTCCACCCCAAACGAGCGTAGTATCTCCGCAAACTTCGGATTGCTCATCAGGTCTTCACGCTCGATGTTAGCATCCCTTAACAAGTTATCCTTGGCGTCGCGTGTATTAGATAGATGCTCTTCCAGAAGTCCGAGGTCGAGGTCCAACATTGGCTCGATAAACATCCGTAGGGTAAGGTCAATCAACTTCAACTCTTTACGAGGGAAGCCTGCCGCCATACGCCTAAAGATGTCATATGTTAACTCAACATCGTTGAGACAGTAATCACCGTATCGGGCTAATTCGGTGTCGGTGAAATCATATAGGTGCTTGCCCAAAGCATTGACTACTTCCGTGCCTTTGACCCCGACATCGTACCGTGCAGCCAACGCCTTGAGGCTTGCGCTATCCTCCACACCATTGACAGCACGAGCCATACACAAAGTATCGGCGATAGCACGAGGGCGAATACCAAAGCGCCAATTACATATAGCACCGTCAAACATAGCATTGTGAGCGAGTAGCATGGCGTCATGCCACGGGAACGCTCGTAGATACTTAGCGATCTCTTTAGGTGTACCACTAGCCCACTCTGCCTCTCGGTTGTTAACCTTTACAGCCACGCCGATAACTTCAAAGCGTCGGTCGCGGATGTACTCCTCGGTTGTTAACTTCTTTAGAGAATACTCTTTGTCGTAGTATGTCTCAAAGTCGAGGGTAATTAAGTCCATACCTCACCCCCTTTGTGATAACTCACCACCACAAGCTAGGTAGCCTGCCCCGTCGATGTAGTTATCAAGATTAGTGCGACCACTTTTGATGCGTGCTAGCTTCAGCAGCGTCATCATCACCGAAACATCCAATGCCGTAACGGGCGTGCCTAGATGTGTAGTCCAATACTCAGCAATCGTTGAGAAGTTATCCTCCATGTCGCCATGAGTATTGGCTCGATCCCTTGTTACGTATTGTTCCGCAGTCCGTAACACCTCAGAACGCATCAGGGTGCGTTCCAACGGCGGGTCAAATGGTAGTTCTAATTGCTCACTCATTTACTTTTCCTCCCTTTACCGCGTTTAATTTCTTCCTCGGTCCGTACTGTGTACCACTTATATTTATCAGTCATACCCCCGCAGTTGCTACACCGTAGGGCTGACCAAGCAAAATGAAACACTGTGGTAGGACCATTACATTCGGGACAATAAATATCTCGCCCCGTGTGTTTACTAGCACGGCAGTACTTCCATATTTTCACCGCGCCCCGTGGCCTCTCCCACAGTAGATTAGGTGTCTCATCCCCCTTTGGGTGTCTACCAAAAAACCAATTAAAGAACGCAAGTACTCCCCCCATATTATCCTCCGTGGGCTAGGTTGGTGAGACCATGGAGAGTAAAGTCTCCCTCACGTCTGCCATGTTCTCTTCGTTAACCACCAGGGCGACGCCTCCGGCAGTGTTGATGTCAGAAAGGTTCTTCTCTTGAAGGGCGGTGGGTTTGTTATTTCCGGCCTTACACTCAATGCCAAAGAACTTACCATGTAGACATCCTATGATGTCAGGCACACCGCTCCTCCCGTACCCGCCAGTAGCGGGGAAAAAATAGTATGCTCCCAAGGCTTTTAGCTGATTTGTTACCGTGCGTTTAACGCGACCTTCAGGCGTCATGCCGCTTCTCCGTGGGAACTGGTTTCATTAAGCCACGCCCCAGACCCACCACTTAGGCGGATGGGAGTGACGCCACTCAGCAATACCGATCTTTTCTTTGAGATAGTATGTACGGTAAGCAGTCACTGTGTCCTCATGCTTACACTCGTCTGGCATACATTGCGGGGGCGGCTTGAACTTACCGGCCCCCATGTTCTGTGGTGGATATCGCAATGCTCTCAGTAATCGTTCGGTGCTATGCACCTTGCCATAGCGTGCGGTGTACTCCGCACATAACGCAGTAAGAAGTTTGTACGTCCATGCGTAGTTGGTCACGGTCTCCCGCACCCAGATAGCACTCGGATGGTTCTTGTGAGTAGCTCTGTATAGACCCTGTTCGTCAGCGTACTCGTCACCATCACACACTCGATGCGCGGTGCTGAGTAGCTGCGCTGTTTCCAGTATCATCTTAACGCAGTGCTTATCGCAATGTGAGATTGCTGCGACTGCGGGGTCTTCATCTAAATAAAAGATATTCATGGTTTCCTCCTTGATAGGCTGTCGTACAGCCAAAAGATATTTTCCTCGATCCTACGTCCTACACCTTCTATCTCCTCGGTGGGGGGAACTGCGCTAGTCATGGAGAGCAGCGCGATCCCTTCTTGTATCCAACGAGGTAGATCATCGACACAACCGTAATCACGTTCACGGCTAATGTCAACACGTTCCATGCCAAACTGTGAAACGCTAACGAATTTAGTTATAGGATCTATTACTACGCGGTGAACTATTATGTCCTGCGCCATATCACATTACCCTATATAATAGGAGACAATATGATACATCTATATACGTACATAGACGTACATAGACGTACATAGGCACTCACACATGGTCACCTGCATATATAAAAAATGAGGTGTTAGTCACACGCATACCTACATCCGCGATAAAATGCCCAGGCTGACAGATAGACAATGCGCCGAGACGAGATAACTCATCCTCACGCAGCCCAGCGTAAAGATTAGCGTCTGCACTGGTGAACACATTAAGGCTGGCATACTTATCCATCCAACCACGGCACACGTCAGGGTCACGTCCTTCGATGCCGTTATAGTTAACGAACACCACATCACCAGCGTTTGGTCTGTTCTCTCGCGCTTTCTTTTCATCTAGTGCCGCAACATACTTGGCAACTTGTTCCGCTACCATGGGTGATGCAAAAACATAACCAGAACGGCCTAACGTCTCTAGCTCCTTGAGTAGTTCGTCTGATGAAGACCCTCCCATTCTAATACCTAATTTGTCTCCGGCATCGTTAGCAGCTTTTGTAGGCGCAAAGTTTGCGCCGGAGAACTTAGACCTCGCATCCAAATACGTCGTGATGTAGCCCGTCTGACGGTGTGTATCGGGATCAGGGTTTTTGACCCTCACCCTCCACATATGCTTGCTCAGTTCCGTGGTAGGTGTACGTCGAAGATGTGTGTTAACGAGTTTTACTAAGGTGTCTCGCTTGGTGGTGAAGCGAGTGTGGTAGTCGTAATTACCCTCACTAAACTTCTCATTACATATGGTATGCGAACCCACAGTATACTTTTCCTTTTGGTAGCTAATCCATCCAGCGGCCAGCGGTTGCCCAGGAAACACCACGTATACGCGGGTAAGGTCACCATTGTGATCGGTGTACGTATGGTTATCTTCCTGTAAGAAATCACAGCGTAGACGACTTTGGATTTCGGGAAGCACTGCGCGTAGTTCTGGGTGGATGGCGACGCCCTCCTCAACAGGGACAAGGGTATCTACTAAAGTATAAACAAACATTTTGTTCTCCTTCTTGTTAGGGACGTCCCTAACTTTTTCTGTAAAGACCGAGCCTCGTATTTATCCAGACGTGGAATTGGGCTCTAATCTTTTTTGGGTTATCTCGTTTTGTATACATACTACGAGTTACTAAGAAGTGTGTT